ATCATACTCCTAACTAAATTTATTACAACCCCTTTTGGGTCAGTAATCTTTGGTATGGAGATTCGTCACTTGAAACATCACGCACTTGATAGCCAATCGGAAATCTCTGACCTTCAGGCAACACAAACATATGGTAGCAATTATCTGTGTCATGCAATGTTGATTCAGGTGGATAAATCTCAAAGCCAAAACTTTCTTCTCCACAAAGATCATTCTTGATCAGTTGGAACTCTGCCCAATCTCTAAGAAAGGTTTCACCATTATTGATTCTAATGTTGAGCCAAGTCGTACCGATGAACGAGTCATCCTGAATCATGGGATGACCCTCTCCTAGTTTGCAACGAGTCACTTTGTATTTGTTATCTTGGGAATACCAAACCTCTGTATTAAGAAGAATGTTTGCACCTGCAACTGCAGTCTTATGATTATCACCCAAGTCTTTTAACTTCTGCACCATCTCCATAAAGGTGATGCCATGTTGGGAAACTCCGTTTGCACGAAGTTCCCAACACCCAAAGTATTTACTTTCTATTGTCTGCATACCTAACAACCTTATCCCAAACAATATCAGAATCTTCCAATTGGGTCACAGGCAATATCGTGACACCAACATAGTCTTTGTCCTCAGTCGCAAATTCTTTTCTTAACGACTGGGCATCCACAGCACCTTTATAAAAGACCTCAGACAAGAGTTGTGTTCTTGCCTGAGTCCATACAGTAACGTGAGTGTACATAGGGATTTCTAAATCAGTCATGCTGTCACCTCTCTGAATGATTTAGAGTTACAGATTGAATCCCACTTAGAACGTGAGATACGTTTGTAACCACGACCCTTAGTGAGTCGCCACGCATGGGGTCGTAACCTGACCCACTTCCAACCAATGGTCTTGATCTCAAAGATTCTATAACCACAACCTACACCTTTGACATCGTGAATATCATCGTTGTAGAACCAAACTAAATCTAAATTTTTCATTTTATACTCCTAGTTTTAAAAAATTTCATTTAATTATTATTCTCCCATTATACCCATTTTGGGTTGTAAGTCAAATCATGTGACAAACTAGGAAAAATTAATTTGCAAAAAAAGTTTGACATGACACCCATATTGGGTCTAAGATACAAGAATTAAATTTATGCACACAGTGCAAGGAAAATAAAATGACAAAATTATATGAAGTAGAACCAATGCACCAAAAACCAAAAGATGCCAAAGGTGAGGGTTTTCTATGGGATGACATAATAGAATGTGTACCTGAGGAAAACGATCTTTATGTTGGTAAGGGTGCAACTTACACACCTTTCCAATGTAGCTATCCATATACCATTGTTGAGTTGACAGGAAAGCTAGGTAACAGAATCGCAAAGCTGAGAGATTGTGATCTTAAAAATGGCGAATATGTAACTAGGGGTGAACCAAAACTAGATGAGTACTCTCGTACTGATGGTTTTATATACATCAAAGAAAAAGACATTTCTTTTAAAAGGTTAAGTGGCATTTTCTATGACAAGGTTTATGAAAAAAATCTAGCTACTAACAGACTAAGAAAAGTAATAGGTGGTGTTAAGGTTGGTGAGAGACGTTGGGATGTACCAAGAGAGATTTAATCTTAGTTAAAATCTTAGGGGGTCGTAATGACCCCTTTTTTATATGAGTATGTATCAGACAACACTATTTGAAAAAGACGAGTCAGTCTACGTCAATGATTACAGCATCAGAAGAATCCAGTACAAGGAAGCCTTACCATTTATCCTAGAACTACATTATGCAAAAAGAGTTCCGTCAGTCATCCAGTACACCTTTGGTCTATTCCAAGAAAAACAATTAGTAGGAATCATTACCTTTGGCATCCCTGCATCAAATTACTTATGTGAGGGAGTAGCAGGTATAGAGAATAAAGATAAGGTATTAGAACTAAGTAGACTGGTTCTTAAACACAATAAGAAAAATGAAGCATCCATATTGATTGGTGCATCTTTCAAGTTATTACCCAAACCACTGATCATAGTTTCCTACGCAGACACAAAACAAAAACATCTAGGCATTGTCTATCAAGCTACTAACTTTCTATTTACTGGTACGACTAAAGAAAGAACGGATGCACTTGCAAAAGATGGTAAGCACTCAAGACATCATTTAGGTGATCTAACACAGAGGGTAGTACGTAGTCCTAAACACAGATATGTTTATCTATTAGGTAACAAGAGAGAAAAAAAACAGTTGTTAAAACAGTTGAAGTACAAGGTACAACCCTACCCCAAAGATTAAATAGTTTTCTTTTTACTACGTTTTGGGATATCATCACGACAAATGGGTGATAGAAAAACGACAAAAAAACAACCTACTAGAAAAATTACTGAAGAGTTAAAAGAACTCATACGTCATGAGTACGTGCAAGGTATAGAACTAGATACAGGGGAAAGGAAGATGTACACGCTTGATGAGTTAATCAAAAAGCACAATGTTTCTTCTACCACCATTTACAGAGCATCATCATCACAGAAGTGGCAACTACAAAGACAGGAGTTTAAACACAAGCTAATTGCTGAGTTTGATGAGAAGCGTAGGGAGAAACTAGCTGACGAGAGTGTGAAGATAGACGAGTTATCACTCAAGATATCTTATGAGTTATTTAAGCACGTTCAACAAATGCTCAAGGTTACAGATAAACCTAGTGGCATTGCACAACTATCACAGGCTACGTCTATTGCACAGAAGGTTGCAAAACTTGCTTTAGGTGAAGCTACCCACAATATGAATCTTAATGCAAACATCCAAGACACAGATGCCTTCAGAGAAGCTATGGAATTGCTTGACTCAGTTGCAGAGCAACGCAGAGAAAGCAACGATAAAGCTGTACACTGATTGGCTCAAGACTGCTAGACCCAAACAACTAGAGCCTGAGGGCAAACACAACATATGGCTAATCCTAGCAGGTAGAGGTTGGGGTAAGACTAGAACTGGTGCAGAGGACATTGCCTTGTATGCACTAAGACATCCCAACGTGATCTGTGCAGTAGTTGCACCAACGCATGGTGATCTAAGAAGAGTTTGTTTCGGTGGTAACAGTGGCTTATTATCAATCATCCCTGATGAGTGCTATGCAAAGAGCAAAGACTTCAAAGGGTATTCGTCTAGTGTGTCTGAGATACGTTTGCATAATGGCTCTAAAATTGTTGGATACGCAGCACAAGAACCTGAGAGATTAAGAGGACCACAGTTTCATAGAGCATGGTGTGATGAGATTGCAGCTTGGAGATATCCTGAAGCCTACGACCAACTCATGTTTGGCTTACGTTTAGGAGAGAAACCTAAATGTGTGATCACCACGACACCCAAACCAACACCTCTAATCAAACAACTTATTGACAGAAATGATACCTTCGTAACTACTGGTAACACCTTTGAGAACGAAGCCAACCTTGCACCTAGTGCATTGAAGATGCTTAAAGAGAGATATGAAGGCACAGCATTAGGAAGGCAAGAACTCTATGCAGAGATACTAGAAGATTTAGATGGTGCATTGTGGAATAACAGGCTTATAGAAGAAGCTAGATTATCAGAAGATACAGAAAGGACTCTACAGAAGGTCATAGTAGCCATTGACCCTGCAGTGACAGCAAAAGACGATTCAGATGAAACAGGCATCGTTGTAGTTGGAAAAGACTTCAATAATGAGTATTATGTATTAGAAGATTTATCAGGTAAGCACTCTGCCGACAAATGGGGTAGAATTGCAGTAAATGCCTATTATGAATGGGAAGCAGACAGAATAGTCGCAGAAGTTAATAATGGGGGTGATTTGGTGGAAAGACTGTTAAGGAACATAGACCCAAATGTTCCATATAGGTCAGTTCATGCCACAAGGGGAAAACTCGTAAGAGCAGAACCCATTGCAGCATTGTATGAGCAAAGGCGAGTTCACCACATGGGTATGTACCCTGAGTTAGAAGCACAAATGTGTACCTACACAGGAGATACAAAGATAAGCCCTGACAGATTAGATGCTTTAGTTTGGGGATTGACAGAACTAAGTAAGTCTAAGGGTGACGTAAATTGGAGAATAAGCTAATGGCAGTATTAGACAACATCAAAAACTTTTTCACAGGTGAACCTGAATCCAAACAAAACTACTCTACTGTAGGTTTCTTTGGTGTCGGTACAGGTGATGCCAAACAATATAAATATCAAGACCTTGCTAAAGATGGCTATATGCAAAATGCCATTGTTTACCGATGCGTAAATGAGATAGCTAATGGTGCTAGTGCAGTGCCATACATGATCAAACAAGGCGATGAGGTGCTTGAGTATCATCCGATTATGGATTTACTTAATAGACCTAATCCCTTACAAAGCAATTCAGAGTTCTTTGCTAGTTTGTTTGGCTACTTATTATTAGCAGGTAACAGCTACGTATTGAAGGTAGGTGCAGACAATCAACCACCAAGCGAAATACATTTACTAAGACCTGACAGGATTACAATTAAAGGTGGACAAAACTATATACCTGAAAAATATCAATACATGATAAGTGGTCGTGTCCATGCAGAGTACGAAGTAGATCAGGAAACTGCTAATAGTGATCTGAAACAAATTAAGTTATGGAATCCATTAGATGATTACTATGGGTTATCTCCACTAGCTGCAGGTGCTTTAGAGATTGATCAGCACAATATGTCAGCTAAACACAACGTAAACCTTCTTAATAACGGTGCAAGACCTAGTGGTGCAGTTGTATTTAAGCCAAGAGATGATCAGGGCTTTGCAGTCAACCTAACAGAATCACAAAGACAACAATTGCTTACAGACTTAAATAACAGATTCAGTGGAACAAGCAATGCAGGTAGACCTATGCTCTTAGAAGGCGACTTTGACTGGAAGGAGATGGGCTTATCACCAAAAGACATGGACTTTGGTAATCTTAAACATATGGCTACAACAGATATAGCACTATGCTTTGGTGTGCCTAGCCAGTTAGTAGGTGTGCCTGATGCACAGACGTATGCCAACGTAGCAGAAGCAAGATTAGCCCTATATGAAGAAACAATTATTCCATATCTTAAAAAGATAGAGTCTGATATGAATGAATGGCTAGTGCCTATGTTCGGAGAAGATTTAATGTTCTGTTATGACATTGATTCTATCCCTGCATTGTCAGAGAGAAGAAAAAAGACATATGAGAATGTAGCACTAGCTGTTAGGGAAGGCATTATCACAAGAAACGAAGCAAGAGAACGTCTAGGTTTATCACCACTGGATGGTGCTGACGATCTATTGGTCAATGCTTCATTGTTTCCATTAGGCACAGAACCTACACCACCACCTGATCAAAGCAACGAAGAAGATGCCAAAGATTATGAGGATGAGTTGGATGAAGAGATTGCACAGCTTCTTAAAGAAGATGCAGAAGAAATAGATTACCTGTTTGACGTAGACGACTACGATAACTTTGCAGATCACAAAGCATTAGCAGACTTAGACCTCAAACCAACTGCAGGAATGGCAGAAGAAGCAGAACGTGGTCTTAACTGGAGAAAAGAGTTCGGTAGAGGTGGTACAAGGGTAGGAGTTGCAAGAGCCAACCAGTTGATCAGACGAGAAACGCTTTCACCTGATACAGTCAAAAGAATGTTCAGCTTTTTCTCAAGACACGCAGTAGATGCACAAGCAGAAGGATTTAGACAAGGCGAAAAGGGATATCCTAGTAATGGCAGGATTGCACACGCATTGTGGGGTGGTGACAGTGGCAAGAGTTGGTCTAAAAAGAAACGTGATCAGATCAACAGAGAACTTGAGAAAAGCCTTGATGTAGAATCAATAGAATTCATCCAATTTGATGAGTACAAAGCACCTAAGGTGTCTGAGAAGGTCAGAGAGGGTCTTAGAAACAAAGTAAAGGATCATAACGATAAATACGGTGATAATCCTAGCAAAAGAGTCAATCTAAGAATGTTAGAAGCTGTATTTAGACGTGGAGTTGGTGCATACAACACAAACCCACAAAGTGTACGACCAAGCGTAAGTAACAGTGACCAGTGGGCATACGCTCGCGTGAATGCTTTCCTTCGTGCTGTCAGAACTGGTAGATTCTCAGGTGGGAAGTTTGATACTGACTTATTACCTAAAGGACACCCACTTAGCACTAAAAAGTAGATGTTAGCCCTAAAACGCTTTCTTAACCTAAGAAGAGGGCGAATTAATGCACGTAAAGAGGTCAGAAAGCAACTTAGGATACGTGGTAGGCTTGAAAATGACGTATTTAAGAAGATCAACACTCTTTTTAGAACACAATTAAGAAAAACCAGTAACGAATTTAAGATTACAGACAGGTTTGATCCTGAAATTTTTGTACGTGAGACATCTGCTGTCATGGAAGCTGTCATGAATCAGCATTATAAGAAAATATTCAGGATTATCTACCGAAACAACGAAGAACAGTACGATAGAGGTCGTAAAGACGAAGAAGTCTTTGTATTTGGTAGAGCAAAAGACTTTGAACGACTAATTAACTCTTATTTCAGAACAAGAACACCTTATTTCTCAAATATGTCATCTGTCATGGCACGTGCTATACAAAAACAAGTACAACAAGGCAGAGTCAATAACTTAAACCTAGATCAGATAGCAAGAAACATAACTGGGCTTACAAAACTGGGCAGAGGTAGAGCATCAGTTATAGCAAGGACAGAAACACACAATGCAGCTTCATTTGCCAACCATGAGTATCACAGGACAGCATCATCCGAATACGGTATAGAGATGGTCAAGAGATGGGTTGCCACAGGAGATGCAAGAACTAGATCAGCACACGCACAGGCTAACGGACAGACAGTGCCTATGGATGAGAAGTTTAAGGTTGGTGGTGCTGACATGGAATATGCAGGTGATCCTGCAGGTGGTGTTAAGAATGTTGTTAATTGTAGATGTGTGATTGTTTATGTAGAACCTGAGGATCAAGAAAACATTATTGAGGATGAAGAGTTTATAGATGCTAATGATTATGGTGAAACAGAGCCATCTGAGTTTGAAAGGCACAGAATAGGCAAGTGGGAAGGTGAAAAAAAGATAAGAGACCTTATCAGGATACAACCACCTCTTAAAAATGGAGTGCAGAAAGGCAACAGTTCATATTACAGTCCATATAAGGCTCAAATACATATGAAAAATAGCAGACATGGTAGCGATTATGATTCAGGAGTTTGGCGACATGAATATGGGCATTTTATTGATAATAATGTTGCTCACTTAGAAAAGATAAAACGTAGTACATTTGTAAACAGATACAAACTTGAGTCAGGTGGAGTAAGACATGTAGCAGACTTCACAGGTAATTTTTCTACATTAGCAGCAACATCTGTAAGGGCAGATAAAAAAGTATTGTCAGCAATGAATAGAAAAAATAAAAAAAAATGGGAAGAAACTTACAAAGAATCAACCATTTATTATAAACAAGATTTTACAGAAGAATTAGGATTCAAGTTTGTTACAGGTGAAGGCTATGTTTATAAAGGAACTAAGAAGGAATTAGCTGTCAAAATAAGAAAGTTCTTGAAAGATACTGATGGATTTGTAGATACTGATTTCTTAGATGGATTACTAGGTAAGGAATGGGCAGAAAATATTATAGGAAAAGCTGTACGTTTTAACGGTGCAAGTACTGATGTTTTCTATGCAAATAATTTATTTGATACGTTGACTCACATAAAAATGAATTTTAGCGAAAAGAGAAATACATTTATCAACGATATTGCTCGTACTGCTTTAAGGATGGGCAAGATAGAAGAAGCATCAGATATTGTGCATTTTTCTGATTTTGTTGGATCAGTAACTAACAATCTATATTTAGAAGGACATAGTGCAAGTTATTACGCAAGGGGAATGACTATTGTGCAGGGTGTAAAAGATGACCACATGGGTGAGTCGTTTGCTAACTATATATCTCTGATGGGTGGTAAATATTCAAGTATATGGAGAAAAACATTAGAATCACTAACTCCTGCAACCATGAAGGACTATGACGATTTTATAGATTTCTTACTTGATCCTAGTACTTAGAACCATCAATCATATCCTGAGTTAATATGTTATCTATCTCATCAGGATCAACTTTTGTTTTTTGTTCTGCTGATAAGTCAAAGTAGTCTATCAGGTCAGATACGACTTTATCTTGTAACGGTCTTGTTCTTTCTAAAATGTAGAAGTTACCGAAAGGTGGTCTCCTGTCGTTTAGTGCATTGCGATAATCTCTAGCGACACGATTTAATTTATCATCACCGAAATCATCAACTATAGGTATATGGTTTGACATAACCCATAATGGTATCACATAGCTTCTAAGTAAAGAAGTGAGTGTGGTAAAGAATGCTTGGCTTGAGGACAAGAAAGCAGAACACTCTTTACCTCTTGAGAACAGAGTATCACTCACACTACGTCTGAAAATTTTCTGCTTTCTGAAATCAATGTACCTTTTTACCATACTTCATGATCTCTTGTATCCTTTTCCAGTCATTAGGGGATACTAACTTAAACACTTCATCCATTGTCATAGAAGCAAGGTCTGCCTGATACTTAATGGACATCCTAACAAGAATATCCATTAGCGGTGTAAGCTGACCAAGTTCTTTACTAAGTGGTTTTTCTTTTAAAGACATTACTTACCCCCTTTGTTGATTTCTCTTTGCTCTACCCTTTCCCATACATCACTAAATCTCTCTAACCATTCTTTTTGATCTTCAGTGTTATAGTTACCACCCATACGAGATTCTAAGGCACAGCAATGTTCTAACCCATGCTTCTCGTAGAAGTTGAATAAAATGTCGCACATATAATTAAATAAAGTAAATTCTCTATCTTTAAAATGTTCCATTACTTACTCCCTTTAAAAATATCACGTAAGACAGCAAGTCTATGATGATCATTTTTTATGTCGCCCAATGTGCATTGAACACCATCAAAGAAATAATCATCCTTATCCTTAATAAGATTTGCAAAATCTTCTTGTGATGCTCCACGCACATTTCTTATAAAACTATCATGACATTTATTGAATTTGTCATTGATGATGTCAAGCAACAACTCCTGTTGCTCTTTAGTAATAGATATATTCATTATTTTTCTCCCCATGCTTCTGCATATTTTTTTAAAACTTTACCATGCTTACCAAGCACTGCTTGATATTCTTGTGCTTTTGCAACTTTCTCATCAAGTTCTTCCTGACAAGAAGCAGATCGGATAGTTTCAGTATTTTTGGCAACTACTGTATATTCCTCTTCACAATTAAAAATAATATTGTCAGATTGATATTCTATATTCTCAATTTTCCACCAACCACGTTTCCAACGGTATATGCGATCTCCGACTTTTACTTTAGTCGCATCTTTTTCTACTAACTCAAAATAATATTTTTCTGCAGCACGACCTCTTCTAGTGATAGTAGTTTTAGCACCACCACACTTAAAACAACGTGTACCATAAAGAATATGAGAACTGTAATGACCAGTTCCACGACAGCGTGTGCAAGTTTCGTATTCCCAATTTGATTTTTTCATTTTACCTCTCAAAAATTTATAAACCTATTATAATCCCATATTGGGTTGATACACAATACTTTTTATCATTTTTTTTTAATACACTAAATATTGTGATATTCTTGGGCTTCATATACTATATGTAGATATGCCAATACCTAAACCAAAATTGGGTGAGAGTAGACAACAATTTTTAGATAGATGTATGGGAGATGACACTATGACAACAGAATACGATTCTGAGCAACGTCTAGCTGTCTGTACTACAGAGTACGATTCAAAAGAAGATTCCAAAGAGAATGACCACAAAGAGCAAATCAGACGTGATGTTTTTACAACTGAAGAAGAAGCAGAAGCAAGAGCAGAAGCGATAGGTTGCAGTGGCACACATAGCCACACAGAGGACGGTCAAACAATTTTTATGCCATGCAGTTCACATGATGATTATGTAGAACGTGTTGGCAGAGATGTCGCAGGTTACAAAAAACCTAAGAAACCCAAGAAAAAAGAAGAAGATTGTGGATGCGATAATTCCATGAACAACATAGAAGATTTAAAATCTTTTATAGATATCAAAACAGAACTCAAGGCTTATGAAGATGAAGAAGATTTGGAGAAAGCCACAGGTGAATTTGAAGGTTATGGCAGTGTGTTCAACAATACTGATCTTGGTAATGACGTTATTAGGAATGGTGCATTTAAAAAGTCTTTGTCAAGACGTGGTGCTAAAGGAGTCAAACTCTTATACCAACATAAGTCAGATATGCCTATAGGTGTCTTTGAGGACATCAAAGAAGATCAACACGGTCTAAAAGTTAAAGGTAGACTTGCTATGAAAACACAAGCAGGTCAAGAAGCATATGAACTAATGAAGATGGGTGCTTTAGATGGTCTATCAATAGGCTTCAGAGTCAACCCTAAAAAAGTTTCTTACGATAAGCGTACTAAAAAACGTATTATTGATGAAGTAGATTTAATGGAGATATCTCTCGTTACGTTTCCTATGAACCCACAGGCAACTGTGCGTAGTGTGAAAGGCGAAGAAATTTCTATTAGGGAATGGGAAAATGGTATGCGAGATGCTTTCCATCTTTCTCGTTCAGAAGCAAAACAAGCTGCAAAAGCAGTGCATGAGGTATTTACTCAGCGAGATGTTGAGGACAGTACTGAATTGGTAGATGCCATAAAACAATTAACCAAAACCTTAAAACAAGCATAATAGGAGAATACTATGTCAGAACATGACGTAAAAGAATCCCTTACAGAATTTGGTCAGGCTTTTGAAGAATTTAAGAAAGTCAATGACGAAAGACTGGAAGCGATAGAAAAAGGCGAAGGTACAGCTTACTTAGACGAGAAGATGGAATCAATTGAATCCAAGTTGAATCAATTTGAAGATATCTCAAAAGCTGTGCAACAAGCCGAAGCTAATGCTGAAAACATCAAGGAGCAGGTTGCTAAACTAGAAACGGTCATCAAACGACCAAACTCAGGTTTAGACACTAAGCAAGTTGATGAAAGGGTAGCTGCTTTTGATTCTTACTGCAGAAAAGGCATTGAAGGTCTTGAACCTGCAGAAAAGAAAGCATTAACAGTATCCAATGACAGCACTGGTGGGTATCTTGCACCACCTGAGTACGTGAGGGAGTTACTAAAAACTGTAACTGAAATCTCACCAATCAGAGGGATTGCGAGAGTTAGAAGTACTGGACAAAGATCAATCCAAGTTCCAAAAAGAACTTCACAGTTCTCTGCGGAGTGGGTTGCTGAGTCAGGTACAAGAAGTGAGACTACTGGATATAACGTAGGTCTTGAAGAAATCCCTGCACATGAGCATTACGCTTTAGTGGATATTTCTGAGCAAGACTTAGAAGATTCAGTATTTGACCTAGAAGCTGAAATGCAATCAGAGTTTGCAACACAATTTGCAAAAGCTGAAGGTACAGCTTTCGTAAGTGGTAACTCAGTTGGAAAACCTGAAGGTATCTTAACTAACAGCAATGTTGGTGAAGCTGTATCAGGTAGTGCTTCTGCTCTTACTGCAGACGGTCTTATCACTTTAGTGCATAGCATTAAATCTGATTACATCAGAAATGGTACATTTGTATTTAACAGATCAACTCTTTCTGCTATCAGAAAACTTAAAGATACTGCAGGACAGTACGTCTTCCAACAAGGAATGATGTTGTCAGGTGGTATGTCATCAACAATCTTAGGGCATCCATATGTGGAAGCAACTGATATGCCTGATGTAGCATCTAATGCATTTCCAATCGCATTTGGTGACTTCAACAGAGCATACATGATTGTTGACAGGGTGGCTTTAGCAGTATTGCGTGACCCATTCACACAAGCTACAACTGGTAATGTAAGATACATTGCTAGACGTAGAGTTGGTGGACAGGTCGTCCAAGCTGAAGCTATAGTAAAACAAAAAGTATCAACATAAGGTAGGTGATATATGAAAGATTTAGCTAACAATATTTCAGTTGTACAATCTATTGCTCCTGTTGTAGGTTCTTCTGATACCAATGGTACAGGGGTTGACCTTCAGGGCTTTGAATCAGCTACTATCGTTGTAGATACAGGTGTTGAAGGAGATACTTTATCTTCAAGTGTAAAGGTTGACTTTATTCTTCAAGATTCTTCTGATAACTCTTCATTCTCAGCAGTCACAAGTAATAATCTTGTAACTGACGGAGCAGTTGATTCATCAGGTATCTTTTTGACCTTAGATGCAAATGGCGAAACACCACAAGTAACCTCTATTGGTTATGTTGGTGGTCAAAGGTATGTCAGAGTTGTTGCCGATTTCACAGGCACACATTCTAATGGCACACCGATTGCTGTTTCAGTCATCAAAGGTAGTCCAAGACACAATGTAGATGCTGATAGCAACTCAAGTCGTTAATTAGACTTTTTGGGGGGATAAAACCCCCCATCTTTTTTTATAGGTAAAGAGAATGGCAGGAAAAAAATACAAAATCTTAGTTCCAAAAGCAGGAGCAGATGATTCACAGGGTACACAGGTAAAGCTATATCAACTTGATGAAATAGTTGATGCTAAAGAAGAATGGCAAGATAGCTTAATGAGTGCATTTGTACAGAATGGTTGGGCTATGGAAGTCAAAGCAGACGGTGCAGAAGAATCAGTAGAAGTAGAAGCTGACATCAAAAGAGCAAGAAACGAAGATGGAACTTTAAAAGGTGACGATCCTAGTACTCCTGATGTTAATGAAGCATGGGATGGTGGTAAAGCACCCAAGAAAGCTACTAAAAAGAAAAGCACTGCTAAAAAGACAACAGCAAAGAAAACTACCAAGAAAAAATCCTAAGTTGAGTCATGAACTCACTTTGGTATCTGTATGACACAGAGTTTTCTACAGACGTTTGTGCAGACATACTAGGTAACTGGAATGACTTTGAAGCACAGAAAGGTAAGGTAGGGGACAAACACTTTGCACAAAAGGAATCTGTACGCAGTTCCAAGATCAACAAGTTTCCATACGGAACACCACAACAAGCAGAGTTTCAAAAACTTTTAGAACCATTTATAACTGTAGCCAACAGAGAATGTTTTGGTTTCAACCTAAATGGCTTTTGCGAATTCCAAATAGCAGAATACAACGTAGGTGACTTCTATGTTGAACACATTGATACCAACATCAATGATAGTGAGTCACACAGAAAATTAAGCATAACTTTACAACTTACAGACCCAAACCTTTATGATGGGGGTGACTTTCAGTTTGGTTGCAACATTGCTAACCCTACAAGCGAAACATTAAGACAAAAAGGCTCTATGCTTTTATTTCCATCATTTTTACCCCATAGCGTATACAAAGTCACAAGAGGTAAGCGATATGCCCTTGTTGGTTGGTACGAAGGCAAGAAGTGGTCATAAACACTATGGCAAATTACACTAATGATGATATTATTAACAGAGCAGATGCACTTTGTGGTAGATACCATGTACACATTGGAGATTTTTAATGACAGCAGGTTTCCACCATTTCGTTATAGAACAAGGTGCTACATTTTCAAAAGTTCTTACGCTTAAAGATTCAAGCGATGCAGTAATTGATTTAACAGGCTATGCAAGTGCAGAAATGGATTTGCGTAGAAATGCAGACAGTTCTGAAATCTTAACCCTTACCACTGGTAACAGCAGAATCGCTTTAGGTGGTAATGCAGGCACAGTAACACTCACAATATCAGCAACGGATACAGCAAGTATGACTGTAGATGATGGTGTCTATGATTTAGAGATAGTAAGTGGTGGTGGTGTTGTAACAAGAATACTAGAAGGCACTTACAGTGTCAGACCAAACATAAGTAAATAATGGCAATATCTAAAGTAACAGTAAACGATAGTTCTACTATAAACACCGTAGAGGTAGCAGATACCAATGCAATTACAGTAGTAACCGTAGGAACACAAGGTCCTGAAGGTCCAAACACTATATTAAGTGCAAGTGTTGCTAATGCTTACCCTGTAGGTTCAACTGACAACGGTGCAGGTCTAATATATGACCATGCCAACACAAGGTGGTTAGCAACAACCAACAGTCTATCTAATAGCCTTAACTTTAAAATACCAAACCTAACATTTAATTCAGGACAAACTGTATCTTCTATACTTGACGAAGATAACATGGGTTCAGACAGCAATACTGCTCTTGCAACTCAACAATCCATCAAAGCATACGTCAATAGCCAAATATCAGGTGTTGATCTTGATTTTCAAGGCGATACTGGTGGTGCTTTATCAATTGTACTTGGTAGCGAAACATTAACCGTTGCAGGTGGTACTGGTATAGATACTGTAGGTTCAGGTAACTCTTTAACAGTAGCCATTGACTCTACAGTAGCAACTCTTACTGGAACACAGACTCTTACCAACAAAACATTAACAGCACCTATATTAAACACCGTTGACATAAATGGTGGTGATATTAGTAGTGCAACAACCATAAATAAGTCACCTACAATCACATTAGCAGGTGATCTTAGTGGTAATGTCACCTTAACTAACTTAGGCGATGCCACATTAACTGCAACAGTTGTCAATAATGGTATAGCACTAGGAACTGACACCACAGGTAACTATGTTGCCGAGATCAGTGCAGGTGAAGGTATAGATGTAAGTGGTAGTGGCTCTGAAACAGCTACAGTCACAATATCTGCAGAAGATGCAACAGATAGCAATAAAGGTATTGCAAGTTTTGATGCAACAGACTTTAGCGTATCTAGTGGTGCTGTAACGATACAGACAGAGAGAATCCAAGACATTGTAGGTGCTATGGTTTCAAGTAATACCGAAAGTGGTATTGCTGTTACTTATGATGACACCAATGGAAAGCTAGACTTTAATGCTGACGATTTTGTAATCAGTCTTGCAGGTGATCTTGGTGGTTCTGTAACCATAACCAATCTAGCTAGTGCAACACTAACAGCAACAATCCAAGCAAACAGTGTAGCTTTAGGCACAGATACAACAGGTAATTATTTAGCTACCCTTGCAGCTTCCAATAGTGGTATAGACGTAGCAAACAGTGGTTCTGAAAGTGCTGCTGTGACCGTTGGTCTAAATACTGAATACGTACAAGATTTAGTAGGTGGAATGGTAAGTTCCAATACAGAATCAGGTATTGCAGTAACTTATGACGATACAAATGGCAAATTAGATTTTAATGTAAGTGACCCAGTTATTACGCTTAGTGGTGATGTAGCAGGTTCAGGTACGCTGACTAATCTCGGTGATCTGACTATTACAACCACCATTCAAGCTAATTCGGTGGCTCTTGGTACAGATACCACTGGTAATTACATCGCTACAGCAACAGCAGGAGAAGGAATAGATATCTCAGGCAGTGGTAGTGAGTCTGCAGCTATTACCATAAGTGCCGAAGATGCCACCGACTCTAACAAGGGTATTGCATCTTTTGACAGTACTGATTTCACCGTATCAAGTGGTGCAGTCACAGTAAATGCTGAACGTGTGCAAGATATTGTTGGTGCAATGGTCACTAGCAATACAGAAAGTGGCATAACCGTAGAATATCAAGACAGTGATGGTACGTTAGACTTTACCATTGGCACACTTAACCAAGACACCACAGGAAATGCTGCAACTGCAACTGCATTAGAAACAGCAAGAACAATCGGTGGTGTTTCCTTTGACGGTACAGGAAACATAGATTTAGCAGGTGTAAACACAACAGGTAATCAAGATACCACTGGTAACTCTGCTACAACCACAGCTTTAGCCAATGCAAGAACAATACATGGTGTAAGTTTTGACGGAACTGCCAATATAGATTTAACAGAAGTCGTACAGGATACTGTTGGGGGAATGTTCTCCAGTAATACTGAAACAGGTATTACAGCAACCTATCAAGATTCTGACGGAACAATAGACTTAGTTGTAGGAACTCTTAACCAAGATACAACTGGTAATGCAGCCACAGCGACAGCTTTAGAAACTGCTCGTACAATAGCCCTGAGTGGTGATGTAACTGCATCAGGGGTTAGCTTTGATGGTACAGGCAACATTACCCTTAGCACCACAATCGCTGCAAACAGCGTAGCCTTAGGTACAGACACTACTGGAAACTATATTGCTACTATTGCAGGTACTTCTAACGAAATAGAAGTCAGTGGATCAGGTTCAGAAAGTGCAACAGTAACCATTGGATTACCAAGTGACGTAACGATTGGTAATGACCTTACAGTAACAGGTGATCTTACTGTCAATGGTGATACAACAACTGTTTCTACAACCAACATGGTGGTTAGTGATAACCTCATAGAACTTAATAATGGTGCTTCTTCCAATGCCAATGATTCAGGTATTGTTATTGAAAGAGGTAGCACAGGTGATAACGCTATCATCATGTGGGACGAAAGTGCTGATAAATTTACAGTCGGTACAACCACAGCAACAGGTGCAAGTACAGGTAACTTAACTGTAACCACAGGCACATTAGTAGCCAATATTGAAGGTAACGTAACTGGAAATATTACAGGTAATCTCACAGGGAATATCACAGGAAACGTAACTGGAGATGTTACAGGTAATGCTGATACTGCCACTGCATTAGAAACTGCAAGAACTATTGGTGGTACAAGTTTTGATGGTACTTCTAATATTGCAGTTGCATTGTCTGCTACAGCAACAACACTAGCTACAGCACGTACTATTCATGGTGTTAGCTTTGATGGAAGTGCAGACATTGATCTAAGTGAAGTTATCCAAGACACAGTGGGTGCTATGTTTAGTAGCAACACAGAAACAGGATTGTCTGCAACTTACCAAGATGGAGACGGAACAATTGATCTCGTTGTTGGTAGTGGGGATATCACTAATGCAATGTTGGCAGGTTCTATTGCCAATGCAAAACTAGCAAATTCTTCAGTAACCATTTCTGACGGTAGTAATACTTCAGACATTGCACTAGGTGGCACACTTACAATACAAGGCACATCAAACGAAGTAGAGGTAGGAGAAAGTTCAGGTACAGTTACAGTAGGCTTACCAAGTGCAACACAGATAACAACATCATTAGGTGTTGGTGGTGGCTCTACCAATGGTGTTTTCATAGAACAAGGTGGCATCAAGATTAAAAATGGTGGTACACAATCATATGTAGATTTTTATTGTGAAAGTAACAATGCTCACTTTTTAAGACTACAAGCACCTGCACACGCATCATTTAGTGGTAATCCAACAGTAACATTACCTGCTACAGCAGGAACAATAGCTTTGACATCAGGAAACATTACAGGTAATGCAGCTACAGCCACAGCACTTGCGAATGCTAGAACAATACATGGGGTTTCATTTGATGGTACAGCTAATATTGATCTTACAGAGGTAGTACAAGATACAGTAGGTGCAATGTTCAGTAGTAATACTGAAACAAACATAACTGCTACTTATCAAGACGGAGATGGCACGATTGATCTAGTGGTAGATTCAAGTAGTGCTACCGAAACACTTACCAACAAAACTATTAATGGTTCAAACAACACAATAAGCAATATTGGCAACAGTTCATTATCCAATAGCAGTATTACAGTCACCGATGGTACAAACTCAACAGCAACAGCACTAGGTGGAACAATAACCTTCACAGCAGGTGAGGGTGTAGATATCACAGAATCAAGTGGCACAATCACGATTGCAGGTGAAGATGCTACAAGTTCAAATAAAGGTATAGCTTCATTTACAAACGATTTTTCAGTAAGTAGTGGTGCAGTATCTCTTGCTAATTCAGGTGTCTCTGCTAACAGCTACGGAAGTGCTACAGCTATTCCTGTTATAACTGTTGATGCTAAAGGTAGATTGACAGCAGTAAGCACTGCAAGTATCTCAACTAGCTTTACTTTATCTGATGGCTCAAACACACAAAGCATATCAGGTGGCGATACTCTTACAGTTTCAGGTACAAGCAATGAAGTAGATGTTGCTGTAAGTGCGACAGATACATTAACAATAGGATTGCCAAATGATGTAACCATATCAAACAATCTTACTGTTAGTGGAAACTTAACTGTTACTGGTACAACCACACAGACTGGTTCAGTTGTCACAGATAATAACTTCACAGGTTTAACAAATGGCAATACAGGTAATTCTACAGACTTTGGTTTTTTTGGTAAGTATGTAGAATCAAGCACAACCAAGTATGCAGGTCTTTTTTATGATGCTTCTACTGATAACACCTTTAGATTATTTGTAGATACGCAAACAGCACCAAGTACCACAGTTAATACAAGTGCTACAGGATATGCAGCAGGTGACTTGGTTATTGGTGGTCTTACAACTACAGGCATAACCATTGGCTCTACAGCAGTCACATCAACTGCAGCAGAACTGAATATTCTTGATGGGGTAACTTCTACCACTGCAGAACTAAATATATTAGACGGAGTAACCAGTACAGCGACAGAACTTAATATCTTAGATGGTGTTACATCTACAACTGCTGAACTAAATATATTAGATGGTGTAACTGCAACAGCATCAGAGATAAATATAATTGATGGTGATACAAGTGCTACATCAACCACATTAGCTGATGCCGATAGAGTTGTTGTTAATGACAATGGCACAATGAAGCAAGTTGCTTTGACTGACTTTGAAACATACTTTGAATCAGCACTAGACACACTTAGCAATGTAACCACAGTAGGTACACTTGGAACTTTAGCTGTTACAGGTGATGTAACAATCAACACCAACGTATTGAAGGTTGATACTTCTAATAATAGGGTGGGAATCAAAAACGCTTCCCCTGATGTGTCCTTAGATGTAGGTAGTGCAACAGATGCCATACACGTACCTGTAGGTACAACAGCACAAAGACCATCTAGCCCTGCAGCAGGTTACTTTAGATACAACACTACAACTGGTGGATTTGAAGGCTATACAGATGCTTGGGGTGCAATAGCAGGTAGTGGTAGTGGTGGTGCATCTACTCTTGCTGTCAATACTTATACTGGAGATGGTAGCACAACTGCATTTACTCTTAGTCAATCACCTGCATCAGAAGATAACCTAATTGTCTTTATAGAGGGTGTGTATCAAAACCCCAACGATTTTGTACTCAATGGCACAACACTAACATTTGATGTTGCACCTGCTAATACTCGTAAAATAGTTGCATATCACGTAAGTGCAGCAGTTTCAGGTAATAACCTCAATCACGATCAATTTACATATAGTGCAGGTAATGCACCACAATTTACGCTAAGTATTGCACCTATCCATGAAAACAATACACAG